GTAAAGAAAATGACCGGTAAGGTTTTTTCAAAACCCATCACGCTTGGGGAAGATGTCCCAATTCAACTCATGCCGATGATGCAGAATATCGACGGTCAAGGGCGCAATATCACATCATTTTTTTTAGATGCGTTTAAAAATGCGATGGTGGATGGAATTAGTTTTGTCTATGTCGATTTCCCGCGCGTGAGCGGTAATGAACATGGGTTTGCAACAGCACTGGATCAACAAGTTCAAGGCGCTCGACCAACAACAATTTTTATTGGCGCGGAGGATTTGATTGGCTGGCGGTCAGAAAATATCGGCGGTGTGCAGAAATTAACAGAAGTCAGGATTGCAGAGGATATTTACGAGCAAGACCCCGCCGATGAATACAGCGTTATAGAAATTGAACAAATCAGGCTGTTGCGTCCAGGCATGTTTGAGTTATGGCGTAAAACGAAAACGATTGAAAATAGTGAAGGGTGGTATTTGCATGAAGAAGGCACAACCAGCCTTGATTACATCCCTATTGTCCCAGTCTATACAAATCGAGTAGGTTTTTTTGAGGGTGAGCCGCCCTTGTTACCTCTTGCAGACCTGAATCTTGAACACTGGATCAGCTCAGGCGAACAGCGCCACGCACTGACATTAGCACGTTTTGCCATGATGGTTTTTACAGGGCTACAGGAAGATCACACTATTGGCAAAGTGTCTCCCAATACCGTTTTGCGACTGCCAGACGTTGCATCAAAATGGGGATTGATCGAAACATCAGGCCAGGGTATTGTCCAGGGTTTTGTTGATATTGAAAAAATCGAGGAGCGTATGCGCCACTGCGGTATGACTGTTCGCGTGCAGAACGCGGGAGGCGTAACCGCTACCGCTGCAATGATTGATAGCGTCGATGCGGATAGCGCATTACTAGCTGCGGCTGTTTCGCTAGAGAATTCAATAGCCCACGTCCTATCTATATTTGCAAATTATATGGGATTGTCAGAAGGAGGGTCGGCTACTGTTTACAAAGGGTTCGCGTCTAAACAAGCAGATGGGACGGTTAATGATTTGTTGAAGGTTTATGTGTCAGGTTTAACGTCTGATGAATTAACACTGAAAGAGCTGAAACGGCGCGGCGTGTTATGTGATGATGTTGATATTGCTCAGGAGTTGCAGCGGGTTAATGATAGTGCGCCTAAATTGATGGGTGTGACAAAATGACAAACATAAAAAACATTGATGAATATAGGGATCACTATCATATAACGGGTTTGTCAGGTAATTGTCATGTCATACCAGTCAGCGTTATAAATAAAATCGCTGATGGTGATATGAAAATCACTGATCTAGAAGAATATGATGACATTATTCCAACAATTGTTGGTTGTTTTGTATTTGGCCTAAATCAATGACAGTACTAAACAAAGAGCTATTCGACTCAGCTATATCGCTCGGCCTCGACCTGAACCGGGTCGATGCAAGCACAAGCCGTAAGATTATCAAGATTTTAAAGCGCATGGAGCGCGAGTTAATCGCTCTTTTGTCTGTTGATGAATTGACAGCATTCAGCAAACGAAGAGTACAGAAACAATTGGCTGAAGCGAAGAAAATCATAAATGATTACTACGCTGAAATAACAAACGTGAATCTTGACGCGACTAAAAACGTCGCACTTTCAGTCGCAAATGAAACAGCGGGTAGCCTTGCCATTGCTACGGGTGGAGCTATGGCTGGAGTTGGTGTATTACCAACCACTGCATTTATGGAAACAATCGCAGGCACGGCAATCATTCAAGGTGCTGTTCAGGCTGATTGGTGGAAAAGACAAAGCGCCGATACGGTTTGGCGATTCAATAACGCAGTGCGACAAGGCTTAGTTGCGGCTGAGACAACGCCACAAATTATTAAGCGCGTTCGTGAGACAATAGACGTGTCACGTAGAAATGCAGAATCATTAGTGCGAACAAGCATTATGACTGTCTCGAACGATACCAGGCAAAGTGTTTTTGAAAATCATGCTGATATTATAAAGTCTTTGGAATGGGTCGCCACACTTGACGGCAGAACTTGTCCGCGCTGTGCAGTACGCGACGGTAAGCGCTGGACATTGATTGACAAAAAACCGATTAATCATAGCATCCCGTTCTCACGCATTCCGATTCATTTTAATGATCGCTGTGTAATGGTTCCCGTCACAAAAACATTTAAAGAGTTGGGTATTAACATCAATGAATTTGATGATAATGTTCGAGCAAGCATTGAAGGCCAGATCACGGATAAAACGTTTGAAGATTTTATGAAGCGTAAAGGAAGGAAGTTTACTGAAGAGATTTTAGGTAAAGGTCGCGCTGACCTTTACCTGAATAAAAAAATCACATTTGAGCAGCTCATTGATGGCCGCGGTAATGAATTAACGCTGCATGAATTAACAGCAAAATATGTTAAATAGTTGCAAGATAATCCAGCGGGTTTAAATATCCGCGAACACGTTTCACTTCAAAATGAAAATGCTGTGTAATGCCAGGATATATCCTCGTTAAATCTTGACTTCTGCCTATCTTATCACCGCGTTTTATTGTGTCGTATAAATCAACATGTGGCGTAACATAAAAATATCTTACATCATTGCCATCTTTGTCAGTGATTTGAATGTATCGCATGTGACCTTTTTTTTCATTTGAAGGATCATATGGATAGCCTATTTTTGTCACGATGCCATCAGTCAGGCTGATTATTTCATCGTGCGGGTGGCATACAAAATCAACCCCATTATGCTTACGACTACCACCAGCGCGACTTGCGCCGAAATAGCCAGCGCCTTGGCTGTCAAAACCTCTGATGTTTGGTGTTCTCATTTTAAAAATAATCCTATTGCTGTACCAATTAACATAACAAATGCAGTGTATAATAATATTAGAAAAGTGTCATGTTTATGATGTCTCAATTTTGAATTTAAGCGCAAGTTGTCAGCTTTTAATAGGCGTATCTTGTCGTGTAAATTATCGACAACTCTTGACATGTCATTGTGCTTGACCCATTCCCCATCATCACATTGCTCCATTGCCCCAATGCCAAATGGCAGTCCTCTCGTATATCGTTTAATCATTTGCATCATTATTCTGATATCTAAGCTTTAATAGCAATTGTAACTCATGAATTGCTTTTTCAATATCCTGAGCACCTTTTCCAGTTGATTTGTCATGACGCGTCACGCGCTTCACAACATTGCCTTCTAAAAAATACAATTTGTTAGCCTCAGTGTATTCAACTGGTTGTATTTTACAATTTTTGTAATGATCGCCGCCAATCTGATTTAATAATGGATTTTTCATACCCTGCTCGCATTAGTTAAAATTTCAAAAAAAAATTCATATTGTTGTTGGTTGGCGTGAGCCAGTGCAGCATATATTTTTTTTAATTTGCCACTGCTTTGATTGCGTAATCGTTTAAATATTGCTTTTGTATTAGCTTTGTATTCGTTACACAGACCCGCATCTAGTAACGAATTATACAACTCACGCAATTGCTCAACATTGAGTGATAACAAATAATTCTGCAATGTCATGATTCATCCAATAATATCTGTTCTAGTGCATTCATTCTGCATAGATATTCAGTATATTCATGTTCAGACATAAGCATTGCAACTCGCTCACAAAATGAATCTATCATCTCATCATTGTAAGCAATATTTTTTTGCTGACATTGATTGATTAGCCATGCTGCATCTCTGTCAAATGGTTGTTCTTTATCGTTCATTGGTCTTTCTTCTTCCTATTGAATAACTAGGTTTTTTATGTTTTGCTCTATCTGAGCATTTTTTGCATCGTTTATGTGTGCCTCTATTTTCACCCAATTCTGATTGAGGTCTGTGTTTTCTACACGTTGCACAATAAAATTCATTCATTTTCATTATTTACCTAGCCAATAAAATTAACACAATGACGTTAATTATAAAAATTACCCAAAACAAAAAGCTTCCAATATTGCTTTCTGATTCTTGTCCATATTCTGCTAATATTTTATTTCTTTTATTGCAGTTTGTACCTGCAACTGCACACCATGCCCAAATCCAAAATCCAGCGGTTACTATTGATAACAACAGGTGTAACGTGTGATTTGTTTTATGATCACTTATTTTGTAATACATTTCAATTGCATTGTTTTTCATTGTTTTTTTCTCTCGTTTAGTTATAATTTTAATTCGCATTGCTTGTTTACCCCTTTAAATGCTCTAAAAAACACCATTAACGGCAAGCAATGCGCCTTACCATCTATCTCCAAAAGGCTCGATGTGCATAGTAATAGCTGAACATGCAAGTGCTATGTATTTAGGAATATGAGATATGCTCATCTCCCATCGCCGTATGCCGCCGCGTGAACAACCCAGCTCATCGGCCATTCGCTGTTGCGACCATTTGCGCTCGCGTCTGAATTTTATTAATTGTCTTGATGTCATAATCCTGTTTTTTTTGATTGAACGTGGCAAAACAATAGCACATATATAAACAAAAACAAAGCTTTTTTGCTCAATATTATACAAACACATGTTTTATAT